CCGCGGCGTTGTTTGCCATCAACTCGACTCGTTTTAAATATCTTAACTGTTGCTGTATGTATGGGTCTGAATCTTCGCCTCCCATTGACCTCCAGTCAGATATTCGCTTATCTACATCCTGCAGAACACAAGGAGGGATTAATTCTAAATTTATATCTTCGATATTTAGGTTTTCCATTTCTCCTCCTATTTTTTCATCCCTTATAATCTTCAAATCGCTTACAAACTGCAAAAATGGCCCTAGAATTCACCCACCGTTGCAATCGTCTCAGCGGATCTCTTTTTTTTAACTTGTGTTTGTTATAAATCATCACATAGGGCGAATATTTCAGATCTCGTAATGTATATATTCGTTCTAGGTCTTGCTCGAGCGTAGTGTTAAAACCACATAAGACATACACTGTCATTTTTCCTTTAGTCCATCCTGTCATTTTTTGAAACTTTTCAAATTTCGGGACAATCATTCCCCTGTCCTCATATTTATCC